AGACTTACTCCTAGAGCATTTAAGTTGTTTAGTGAGTTAAGTGATTGCATGGTTATTTTTCGATTACGATAACTGTTGCTCCGTTCCCATCGTCGATAAGATTGATAGCTGTGATACCTTGTGGTACAGCATAGTGACGTGTAGCTCCTGCTGTGATAAATTCGTCAAAGTTTGCGTTTGTTACGTCATCAGTTCCATACTTTAGGTATACGTTATCATCAATAGCTGTTACTTCTAATAGCCCTGTCTTTGAATTAAGGGTGATTTCTGTTGATGTAGAGATTGATGTATCTCTTGTTTGTGCTAAAGCTGGTGCTGGTACTGTAATTTGTGCAAAGTGACCATTCTTGTCTACTGGTAATACTTTATTTTCTAATGTAAATTTGTTTTGATTGTTCATATACTATATATTATACCATACGTCAAGTTGCAATTTATTTGAAATGTGTGTATGATGTGGGTATATGATTATATTAAGAATTATCGGTATTATTATTTTAATAGGTTTAATGATGGCTTTTCCGTGGATACTTTACATGTTCTTGTTCTTTGGAGCTTTAGCATTGATTTCAGCGTAAACAAAAACACCTTAGTTGGTGTTTTTTAGTTTACTTATTTCCCCAGTAAGAGATTCTAACTCCTCTAGTGTAAATCTATCAATATCTGGGTCAAAACTTAGTCTTGAAATTTCTGATAAAGCGTCATTAAATTTGTTCTTACTAATTAAGTCACTTATTTCTTCTATACTTTCAGCTGCAAATGAACTTTCACTTAAATCTTTAAGTGAAGATAGCTCGCTTATTATTTTATCCTTTTGGTTTGGGTTTTTAAGAGATACAAACCCTCCTTGTTTATTAGGTGTTTCGTTTATAGCTTTCTTTAATCTATCAAACTGTGCATCTGTATCTATAACTGTTCTAAATAGTTTAGAGTCAAGAATAGACTTAGACTCTTTAGCTTTTGGTTTTGCAATAGCTTCTACAATTTCATCAACTGTATTTTTACCAGCATTTGCTGTTTTCATAATAAGTTCAGCTAAGTCTTCTGCATCAACCAACTGTGGGTCAATACCTTGACGTAGTAGTGATTCATTTCTAATTGCTTTTGGAATATCTTGAACAACTTGAATAATGTTTCCAACTGCTCCAGCTTTTCCTCCAACTGCATTTAGTATCTTACCACTATCTAATACAGAACCAGCAACTTGCTGTCTGAATCGTGTACCTAGTTCTGGGTTCACTCCTCCAAATGTATCAACTGCAAGTCTTGCAAATCGAGCTTCTTTGATTAAGTCAATTCCAGTTAGTTCTTTAATAGTTTCAGCGAACTCTAGTCCTTTTGAACTATCTGCACTTAGAATACGTCTTAATGCAACTTGTGGATTCTTACGAATACCTTTAGTTTCATTTAAGAAGTCTTTAATTTCTGAATATTTAGTGTAATTAGCTCCTGCCTCGTTACCTAGAATAGTCTTATTAACATCAGAAGCTGTTGATGATACCTTTCTCGATACACTATCAACTACATCTGAAATCTCATTAGCTTGTTTTCCAAAGTTTACTCTGTTTCTAAATTTGTTTACTGCTTTTTGGATTGTTTCAAGCTTCGAGTCACCTTTTACCTTTAGGATATCATCTCGTGTTTCATTAAGTAGTCTTAATTCAGCGTCACTTACATCAACAATACCTTTCCCTTTAACAAGTTTTCCGTTTTTATTAACAACAAGACCTAGTGAATTAACTTCGCTATCAAATGTATTCATGATTGATTGAGCTTGTGCTGCTGTAGCTTTAACACTTCCTTGTTTAGCACGAGCCTGTCCAATCTCTGAACCAGTATCAGAAAGTATATCTTCTGTCTTTTGGAAAGCATTTTCTGCCTTTTCAACTAATAGTCCATCTGGTGTTTTAGCTGTTTCATCTGCTAGTCTTTTACGAGTCACATCAAAGTATTCTTTCAAACCTTCTCCTTGACCTTGAATAGATTTCTGTACATCTGGTCTGATTCCAGCTTGTATTTGTTCTTTGGTTAATCTATCTGCTGAAAGAGGTTGTTTTGTAACAACTGATTCTAGTCCATCTAATGCGTTGTCTACACCTCTTGAAGCTCTACCTGCTAGGTTTCCTGCTCCTCCGATAAGACCTGCTCCTGCTAGACCTATTCCTGCTCCTAATGCTCCTTGTTTAAGAGTTTCACCTGCGATACTTCCTAATGTAGCATCTTCGTTCTTAATTTCATCTCCAGCACCAAATGCAGCTCCTTGTACAAGACCTTCAGCAAGACCTCCAGCCATAAGCTGTCTAACGCCACCTAGTCCCTTTGTAGCACCGATAGCTTTAGAACCAGCAAATCCTCCACCTGCTGTTCCTGCTAACTGTACAGCTGAACCTACGACCTCTCTGTCTGAAACTAAGTCATCAGCGAATCCTTGTTGAATATTTTGTCCGAAATCAACATTTTGTAATTGGTCAATCAATACAGATTCTGCTTCTGTATCTCCTTCTTCCCTCGCTTGTCTAATACTTTCAATAAGTTTATTTTGAATAGCTATTCCATTTTGTAGTGTTTCCCGTGAAGCCTTATTAACTGTATCTGACGCCAGTGTTTGACCTAAACCCTGTGCTAATTCTTTTCCACCAACAAAGTTAAGTGCTTTTTCTGCTATTGATTCTTGTTTCTTAGGTCTTCCGAACATTGACAAATCAATACCGTTTTCCTGAGCTACATTATCTAATTCTCCTGATTCAATTGTTTTTCTAAGTGACAATGCAAACATTCCATTTGGGTCTTGCCCTGCCATTTTCATCGCTTCTTTTAAGTCTATATTTTGCATACTATTGAATGTTATTATTTGATAATGCTACTCCCCAAACTGATTCTGAATCAGCTTCTATTCCTGTACTAATTGTACCATCTGCATTTACTTGTAATGTAGGTACTGTTTCTTGAACATATAACATGTCAGCTGATGGTTCTCCACCATTTGCAATAAACTCTTTTTCATAAGCCTTTTGGATTGTTTCAATATGTCCTGATACTACTCCCTCAGAACCCTTAAACTTACCAGTTGGATTACCCTGATTATCATATTCAGCAAATCCAGCCAATGCGTTAGCTGCCATTCCAACTGCTGCACGTTCCCCGTCTGATAGGTTACCAAATGTAGCTCCTCTTGCTTTAATATCAATCAATGTATCAAGAGTATCTGTTGCAAGGAAAGATTTAGCTGCTGCTTCAAAGTCTGATGTTTTACCAAACCCAAGTAATTTAGAAAGTCCCACTCTACCAATACCTGTAGTTCCAACTGACTCAACAAGTCCTAGTTTGTTTCCACTCATACGTTTAAGTAGTTCAACTTTATTTTGAGCAACTTCTGCTTTTTGTTCGTTAGGCACTACACCTTCTGCGTTTGAAGCTGCAATATCTGATTGTATTTTTTGCAACTCTGCTGACTTAATAGCCATATCCATTCTTGCAATTCTACCAAGTGTAGGTGCATTAGCTAGTGCTTCATTTCTATCTTTAGCTTTCATAACTGCTGCTACCTCTTGAGCTGAACCTCCAGCTTCTTGTACTTTTTGAGCAAGATTGAATACTTCGTCTGCTTCTTCTTGTGCTTTTTCCATTTGTTTTTCTTCACGTCTAATAGCTTCTTTACGAGCATTAGCTTCTTTAGTATCTACTCTTGACAAAAAGTCTTTTTCAATCTCTAATTCTGCTTTTTTATCAGCAAATTGTAACTCTACTGACCTTTGAATAGCTTTCTTTGCACTATCTACTTTTCCTTGTAGTAGTTCAGATGTTGCAATATCATTTTCTAATTCAATAGCTTCCACCTTTCTGTCTGCTCTACGTTGTGATTGCAATAGCGCTTGTCTACCACGAACAACAGAGGCAGGAATACCTCTACCTTGTCCTGCTAATGATTGAACATCTCTTTCGTCCTGAACCATAGCCATTTTAAGAGCCTTACTTGAATTAAGGATAGCTTGGTCAAGAGCATCAATAGCCTGTTGTGACTCACTGATACCTGAATCAGCTAGTGCCTGTGTTTCCGCCGCACCTTGTCCTAGTGTTTCTCCAGCAATAGTTCTCACAACTGCTTCTTGGTCTGCTTGAGCTATTGCTTGCTTTTGAGCTTCTGCTTGAGCCTCTGCTGTTCGCTGTCTTTGTAGCTCATTCGCTTGATTTAAGCTCTCAGCGAATGATAGTGTCTGATTTGTATTATCGTTCGTTACAGGGGCTTCTGGGAGGTCTGACGCCTGTGTTTCAAGTACGTTTAAGTCCACAGCACCGTTAGTCTTAGTGACGTCTTGCTCTTTAATACTTGTTTCCTGCTCTGGTGTTAAGTTTTTATTTATTGTATCCATATATTAGTTAATTACTTTAGTTCCTGATTTGTCATACACTTCACCTCTAAATGTTATCCTATCAGTAAACACTTGTGACTGTGCATAATTCCTTTCATTCTTTATTTTCTCCTGCGAAGATAGTCTATTAATTTCTTTTTGCATTTCAGACATTACCTTTTTCATGTCTTCAATTTGTTTTTGTAAGTTTTCCATTATAATAATTCTTCTTCGTATTCAACGAGTAATGAGTACTCTAGGATATCGACATCTCCATTAGTTGAGGTAATTTTAATTTTAACCTCATTGAATGAACTAAATGGTTCTCCATCAGCAAGGGTAAACTCTGTTACCTTAGCGTCACAAGTTCCTATTGTTTCATAATCTCCACCATCAACCGAATAAGAAATAGTTACCACTTGGTCACCAGGGTCATCTGATAGAACAACCTCAACAGCGACTAAGTCTTTCTCAATACCTCTTACCCCTGCGTTTATCTCTAAACTTTCAAATACAGATGTGTTTGAATATGTACCCTCTGTATTTACTCTATAAATCTCATTATCTGTATTTACAATTATAACATTATTACCAATAACAGAATAACTGACAATATATCCATACTGTGAAGTATCATAAGGTATTGAGATAGCTATGTTTCCACCTGTTTTACCAATAGCCCACATTCCAGTTTGGTCATCTGAAGGTTCAGCATAGAATGTTGAAGCATTTTTAATCTGTACAACTTTCTGATGAACAAACCCTTGCCATGTTTCATATAATGGCTTACTTCTTGTTTCGTACTTAAAGATTTGCATTTCCTCAACTTCATCACCACCATTCCACACCTTAAAGTTAAGTGATGGACTTCCAAGCGATAGATTTTCATTGTCTAAGTATAAATCATTTACTGTAATAATCTTACCAGCCTCATTAACGATTGTCTTAATGTTACCAATTCCTGTTTTAATTACAGTTGTTGGGTCTGAATTTGTCAAGTCCCATATTTCAATATAACCAACACCATCACGAGTTCCTGCAATAGCAAGTGAATAACCATAAGGAACAGCTACATTACCTTTACCAAAAGGGTTGTATACTTCCTGAATCCATTTATCAGTTGAATTAAATCCATTTATGATACCACCATAACCAACATAATATTCCTTATCTATCGCATATGACGATGATGGAAGCATGTTTTGTTCTGGTGTGAGCAAGTCTTCATATTTTGCTGTCATTCCAAAACTTTCAAGTACAGTGTTGGTTACACTATACCCACCGATTGAACCATATACCTTGTCTTCACTAGTATCAAGCGTTTGAAAAATATATTTATTACTTGAATCTCCAGTATATTCTATAAATCCCTCAATAGGCTCTAATTCACTAGATGAATCAGCAACAGGTTTTCCTGAAAAGTACTCTAGACTCCAATCTGTACCTGAAAAATCTTTTGAATAAACTGCTACACCTGATTTGTTTAGTGTTACATCACCAACAACTTGAAGTGATCCCATAGTCCAAAAGTCTGTTCTGTGCATAAGTCCTTCTACCTCATTTTCTGAAACAGTCTTACCTGAAGCTCCTTCTTGAACTGTTAATAATTGCATAACTGAACCACCAGTGTTGATAGAGTAAGGCTGTCCACTTTCTTCGGCAAGTCCACTATCAATATCTTGATTTGCTACCTGAACACCATCAATAAATATTCCAGCGTAATCATCCTCATTAACTGTTATGTTAATGTAATACCAATTACCAGAAACAAGAGCTGTTGATGAATCAAGATCAAAGTCATCAGCTGGGTCAAACATATCTGTTGATTCAAAATTAAGAATACCACTTCCATTAATACTTAAACTTGCTTGTGACCTATAGTTAAATAAGCTGGCTTGTGAAACACCATCCCATTTGTAGTAAAACGAAGTTGAAAAGCTAGGAGAAGAACTTGAAAATGCTGACTGAGGGGTAGAGTTTGAAATACCTTCTGGTAAAACTAAACCAGTTGCATAAGAAACACTAGAGTCATCTAATGCTATATTTCCAACATAGTTATCTAAGTTTCCATCAAGAGTAAATGCGTCAGAAAGATTATCTGAAAAGAATTGCTTTATCTTTATCTCTCCCTCTGAACTTACTTCAACATTACCAAAGTACATGTATACATCTTGTGTTGAATGTAAATCAATAAATAAATAACCTTCATTAGCTACCTTGTCAAACTGATAAAGATGTGTGCTTATTTGATAATCGTGGTCTGTTGGGTACACTCTAATTTCAGAACCATCATCACTGACATTATCCCAGAAATCACTTCCAAAATAAGATAAATCAATAAACGTATAATCAATATTTGAGCTTGATGTATCAGGAGTAAGTAATACTCTATATGAATAGTTAATATCCGCCCAGTTATCAAATGCTTTACCTAATCCTATTACTTTCTCGTTAGTATAATCACTACCTAATGCAACGATACCGAAGTCTTCTTCGCTTTCTGTATTCCATCTTTCAAATGAAGGATTTGGAGATAGCTTTGAGGCGTCTTCATAAATATCAAAATGTTTAATCATAGAAGCACCAAGAACCTCAGTCTGTCCGATGAGGTTTTGTTTTCTTGTATCCCCTTGCATACCATTTGAGAAGTTATTTTGTTTTATAGTGATTCTATTTCCCATAATATTGTTATGCTAATTTTGTAATTTTTACTATTACTCCTTGTGTTGTATTAGAAGTATTATCAGACTCATATGTAGCTGGATTAGATGAAGGATTATATAAATCAAGTGTAAATGAAGAAGCTTCTGTCTGAACAAACGAATAATTAACACACGCTGATGATGGGTCTGAAGCATCAGAAGACACTTCATATCTGTCTATTTCTGTAGAGTTTATACGAATGGCTGTAAGGTTAGTAACTAAATCCCAAGCGTGATTAGTTAATTCTATTAAGAATGTACCAGCTGGTAGCGTAAGAACTCCTGATGTATTAGTTATACCAATACCATCATAGCTTTCTGTTATTCCAAATACAGATGAAGCTGATACAGTTGTTCCTCCAGCTAGTATATATAAAGATAAAGCACTACCACCACCTCCACCACCTAAATCAGCAATATCTTGTGTAGTAGTCTTTTTTAGAGTACCTGATTCGTTTACTAAAACTTCTTCAGTACCAGCTAATGAACCAACTGATGTTTTTCCTGATATAGCTGTTGCCTCTACCGTTAATGCTGTTGAACCTGTTACGTCACCTGTATGAGTTGCATTAGATACTTTTGCATTGTTTGTTGCAATATCACTTTCCATTGTGTCTAAATCAACCGATTGTGTTACTGATATAAGTGCTACCTTATCGCTATCTGCTGTAGGGTAAGATACCTTTGCGTTGTTTACTTCAACTTCTGCATTTATAGCTAATTCATTAGCATTTGTTTTATCTGCCGCTGAACTTGGTGTGTCAGTTGCTGTGTTAATTGGATTAAGTGTTGCCATATTTAGTATCGTTAGTTATATTCCCATAATTTCCATCTGCCAGAGTGTATTGATCTAATGTCAATGATAATGTGTCTAATACATCTGTTAATCCCCAATAATCAAAGTAATTCTTTGAGTCTAGAGTAATGCTTCCTGAATATTTGACATCATTAGAAAATGTTGCATTGTTCTTTGTGTCATTATTCATATTACTTTACGTTAGGTGAATAAGTAGTAAATCGTACGTTCTTTTCTAGTGATTGATTTTCCGCTAATGTTCTCATTTCTTTTTCAATCTCTTTTACCTTTTTCTCAAAATCTCCTTTACGTTGTAGTCCTTTTCTTACCGCATAGTCATATGAAGCTCCATATACTAGGTAATCTTGTAAGTGTTCTGGTAACCCAGGCTCTTTAACTGTGTCTTCTTCAGTAAAGTAATCTAATGAACGTTCATAGAAGATTTTAATTCCGTTTGTAATCGTTTCATCTGGAGTTACATCGAATACTATTGATGTACCTACCCAATCATAGCTTCTAATCTGTCCTGTTTCATCGCCGAAAGCTATTTCTCGTGCCTCTCGTTGCTGAATATCCAAAGGATTAAGTTTATACCAGTTACCAGATGAGTCTTTAGCTATAACAAGTCTAATCTTTTGTATTTGTTTACCTTCTTCGTCTTTGAATACTGTAATGTTACGCTCTCCGGCTGTGATATCGTACGTTCCTTGTGGAAGTTTACTAAAGTTAGGGTCATCCCAATTCTTTTTATCCGAGTATTCGAGCAAAATAGAAGAAGCCCTGTTTAAGTAATTATTGACAGAACGTGCTATTTGTTTCAAAGTATATTTGCTTACATTTGTATCAGTAAGGTCTTGAATATTCTTTACTATTGAGTTGTATTCGGTTGAAGGATTAAATTGCATATGTCTAATTAAAGTTTGATTATAAACTTTCCCAAGAACCCCTAAAGGTTCAAAGGAAAATCAATAAAGATTAAAGTGATGAAGCCTCTGTACAAGGAATATCAACTACAAAGTTTACTTTGTTGTTAAAGATTTTCATTCCGTAGTCAATTCGTGATACGAATGATACTGCTGAACGATTATCTGGGTTTTTATCATCAATAGTTGTTTTACCAAAAGTAGTGTTTAGAATACCTACAGTAATTGACTTGTTGATAAATGCCAAAGCGTGAGTTGTTGAAGTTTCAGTTGTAAGCAGGTTTGATTCGTATAGTCGGAATCCGTTTGCTGTGTTAACTGTTCCCTTAATAAGTGCATCTTCAGCGAATCCTAGAACTCCAGCTGCCTTAGCTGCTGCTACGAATTTAACGTATTGTCCTGGTGTTAAGATGATTGAAGCTCCTAGTCGGTCGAACTCTCGAAGTCCTTTGTCAGCAACAATGTTCTTTCGTACTTGTTCAAGTACAGCCATAGCGTTTTCAGCGTCAAGAGTAATATCTCCTGCTGATTCTCCAATGTCTGCTCCGTCAAGTACAGTTCCTGCGTTAGCGTATTCTCCTAGGAAAGCTACTTCTACTGTGTCCATTAGCTCATCTCCCTGACTGTCAGCTAGTCGCATTGCAAGGTCGTAACCATTTTGTGCCATGTCAGCTAGGTCAACAAACTCAGCTGCGATTGCAGATTGGTTAATGTCAAGAACTTCGTTAGTAAGTGTTACATCAGTGTATGAGAATTGAGATCCTCGTGAGTATGATGCTACTGTTGGGTCATTCTTGTAAGGGTTGTTAAAGATTTTCTTGTCAGTGTAAATTACATCTCCAAGAGTATTCCAAAACTTTGCTTCTGTTAGTTTAGCTTGTAAACGTGGAGCAAAATCTTCTTTATATTGCATTGTGTTTGCCATATATTTTATTTATAAGTTAATAAGTTTAATAATTGAACATTTTGTTCGTTGAGGTTTGTTTTTGTCGAGCCTTAGTTACTTCTACAGCTAATTCTCGGTCTTCAGGTAGTCCTCCTTTTGCTACCCAATATTCTACTGTGTTTGTCAATGATGCATTTCCACGAGATTGTGTACCTGGTGTTGCTGCTTCATCTTGTTTAGCTTTTCGGAATGATTCCAAAATACCATTTGCAAGACCTTTCTTAACTAGTTTCAAAGGGTCTGTGCCAAGCTCTTCGGCTTCTTTCTTAACAAGTTCAATTTCTTCATCATTAAGCCCACTTTCTTTAAGTTCCATTCGTTCCAAACGTGCTAATACAGCCTCGTTAGGGTCAATAGATTTAGATTCCTTTTTAGCTATTCGTGCTTCGATTGACTTGTTCTTTGCAATTTCTTCTAATTCAGCGATACGAGCTTTTGCTTTCTCTAGCTCATTTGATTCGTTAGATTCTTCTGCGTTGACATTTGTATCTTGAGTTTCTTTCTCAGTTTGTTTATTTTCTTCCATATGTTTATGAATTAAATGATTAACTGTGTTATAGCCACGACGCTTTCTCAGAGTAGAACTCTGGTACAAAGGGACATTATCCCCAAGTACCAAAGCACTATTCTGCGTATTTCTTTGGTTTAACAGGTTCTCTTGCTTCTTTTTCAGCAAGTGTATTGATTACCTGTTGTGTACATGTTCTAATTTCTGGTGCTGTTACGTTAGTACCTGATACTAGAGCTGATACAAACAAACGAACAATTAACTCCTTATCTTCTTGTTTCGCTGTAAGTATTTGTAGTCTTTCAATGTCTTTTTGAGTGATTACCATAGTTATTCTTCATTAGGTGTTAATGTCATAGGCTGTGGTAGCTCTTGTGTAGCCTCTACAGGCTCTTCAATGTTTTCAAGAGGGGATAGTCCCATTGTGTTCTGAATCTCGTTGTACATCTTCATAGCATTAGGGTCATTAACAAATGCGTCACGATTAGCAAGGTAAGTATTAAGGATATCAACTTGGTTAGATAGATACACTTGTTTAATTTGCTGTTCATCTGTGATTAAGATGTCTAGGTCATACTCAATACCATCGAGGTATTTATCTTCTGCTTTAAGCCATAACTTTTTGTTTGACTTTAGGTCTTTACGAATCTCATCAGCTATAAGCTCTTGGTCTAGTGCCATTTGAGTAAACTTAGTTCCTGCTGGTAAATCATTGTATTCTCCAGCGAAGTACTTCTTGTGTACCATTAACTTAGCCTTATTGAAGGCATAGTCAGTGACTACCTTCTTCATTTCCTCGCTTGTTAGTTCTGATTCAATAAACTCTTGCTTACGAATCCATTTCTTTAGGTGAGGAATAATCCAGTCTTGGTAAACTTCTTTCAAGAAGATACCCATTTCTTCTCGCCTTAGTTCAAAGATTGAGTTTGCTTCTTGGTTTTGTAGTGCCATTCCTCTGAATGTTGCACTTGCTGGCATATTACCAGTGTTTACATCCTGAACTGATGTTTGATTATTAGCTTGTGTATTCCATCCATCTATAACTGTACGATTGTACGATAGAGAGTTAGGTGTCATTTGAACAGCTGATACAGGTGCTACGTTATAGTCAAGAACAGCTCCATCGTGCATATCAGTTAGAATGTTATTAGCATTGATACCGTTACCAGTTGGAGATTGTAAGATAACCTTACTTGATAGCTCCATTGTGTTCTTTTCGTTGATAACAGCTTCGTTGATTCCCATTTGAGCCTGAAATGATTGTTCAACCATTCCTCGCCCTAATGAACGACCTGATACTTTCTCATATGGTAGGTATTTGTACTGATCTTCTTTCTTTTCAGTTGCGTATAGTGTAATTCCCTCGTTTTTCTTTTCTCCGTCTACCTCTCTGGTATAGAGAACCAAAACGTGCATTTGACGTGAATACTCATACTTATCAGCTTCTGGGTCTAACATGGTCTTAGGAAGAACTCCATCAACAACATAAACAGTAATGTAATCAGTTCCTGGATTAGCACCAGTCATCTTAATATCATCATTACTCTGACTTTCCTGATTCATCATGATAGCTTCTTCAACGTTTTCCCATCCGTTAGCTTTCATCATCATTAACTCAGCAGGGTTATATTTGAACTCTGAAATCTTCGCCCCTGAAGGAATATCAGTTGGGTCTGTAATGGTAGTTAGCCAATCAACAACTTCAATGTACAGTTGTCCATCTCTCATTACTTTTTTAATAAGAACTCCTCCGTCACGACCTCTTACTTCTGTCATTTCGTTTAACGTATGAGCAAAGTTAGTTATCTTCATCCACTTACGATTAGCAACTGTCATCAGTAATGATTTAGCGTAATGTTCTGGGCTTTTAGTAGTTAGCTCAATATCTTTAGTGTCGATATCCTCTGCTGTACGTTGCTTATGTAAGATACGATTAGAAATGTTATGGAAAGGTTTACGTCTTCCTAAGTCATCATACTGTCCTGAAGTATAGTGAGAATCAGTATATGCTGCAATCTGGTTTAACAGGTCATGTTGATTAAATTGTCTTGTATTATAGAGTTCAATTTCTCTGGTAGGATAAGAAACAATCTGACCCTGTGTATACTCATAAATGTTCATAACTATATTATACCATATGACTTTTGTCAATTGACTTATTTATGTATTTATGCAAGAGAAAGACCACAATTAAATGTAGTCTTTAGCTTGATTTCCTGTTATTTGTGTAGTATCAATATCCGATACCTATACATTATACCATACTTTTTTAAGTAAATGCAAAATATTTGCAAAAATACAATATGTTATAATGTATATATCAGTATTGATTTTCTGATACGTAGGTAATTTGTGTACCACAGCTGTTAAAAGCATGAATGATTCCTCTTGGAATATCAATTTGATTTACCTCTAAACTATGTAAATCAGGAATTGATTAGGTTTTCTTAGGGGGACTTTTCTTTTTCTTTTCTTTTAACTTCTTTCGTGTTCTTCAGTACTTTTCTTTTCTTTTTCTTTAATTACTATTATCCAGCCAGATTAAAAGCACCTAAACAGTGCTTTCTTTCTTTATAATTTCCCAATACTCCTTCATGGTAAACCATTTCTTGCCATATTCCTTTCTTCTTCGCTCTAAATTGTCATTGAATAATTCTATAAGTTCTTCATGTGTCATGTATAGAGTATAGCATTAAGTCTATACACTTACAAGGCGCTATTGAGAATAGGGTCAGGTCTTCTGATTTGAGCCTTAACACTTGTATCTGGTCTAACTGAATCAAAACCATATCTCACAGCGTCCATAGCGTCAGAATATCCATGATCTGGTTTGTTTAAGATACGCCCAGTTCTATCTGTTTCCCATAAATAGTTCTGATAAGCTCTCCATACGTTAGTTGAACGCTTGGTAACGCTTATATCTTGCTTCTGAACGAACTGTATTCCCTGTCTTACACTATCAGCACCTTTACGACATGGCATTATAGCTACACCATACATTCTTATTTCGTCAATAGATTTAGGTTCAGCACTATCAGCAATAGCTACACACTGTTTACCTTCGTTGATGAGATACATCTTAATCGAATCAGCAATCTGTTTGTTCAATAGTCCCTTCTGGAATTGTATTTCGTCAAGAACATATCCACCATTGTAGTAATAGATACCAACAATAGCCGTTGGGTCATTAGAATAACCGAAGTCAAGACCAATAGATACGAGTCGAGCTTCATGTGGTAGCTCATCTACTTGTTTCCATCCTTTGTAAATCTTACCTTCAACCTCTCCCAATTGTCCAAGTCCATATACTTGCCACCATCCTTTGTTGTGCTTACGTGCTTCGATTGACTTGACAATTTCCTCATCCAGTGCCTCATTATCCTTATACGTTAGAATGATATGGTCTACATCATCACGATTAGGTATTACCTCGGTGAAAGCCCAGAACTCATTAGTCGGGTTGAAGTCAAGATATACAAACTCTTTGGTACGAACTTCCAGCTGGTCGAAAGCGTCAAGTGGTACGTTGTTACACTCGTTGATGAATAATCTATCACGTCTAGCTCCTCGTAGTTTATCTCCATTATCAGTTGAGAAGAACTCAATACGACTACCTGTTTCAAATGTATAAGTACTATCGGTCTTATTCCATAAACTATCTTTCCAGTAGTTGTGAGCTTTCATGATATTCTCAAAGTCACGCATAGCTCCACGCTTCAAATGAGGTATTGATTCAGATACAATAGATGTAAGCGTAGGTTTCTCATCTGATTGAGCATAGTTAATCAATAACAATAGAGTACTGATTGTTTTAGAGCTTGAAGTACCACCCTGCAATATTCGTATTTTCTTTTTAAGCTGACTTATCTTGGTCAGAGCTGTTGTTGGTTTGAACATTTCCCAGTATAGGTGTTGGTAATTCTTTACCATTAGTTGTTAAATCTTGCTCGACTCTTGTGCTGAAGTCCATCTTTCCAATTCTTTCAGCTACGAACTCAGTTGTTTTTTGTCGTAATTTAGCTAGTTGAGGGTCAATCTTACCATCTTCTGTTTGGTCACTCATGTATAAGAAATCATCCAAGTTAGCTTCAACTTGTTTCATCATTCGTTCATATTTAGCGTGCTTGACAAATGTCCTAAATCCTTGTACCATATCAGGAATTTGTTTATCTTCCCAATACCAAGAATCCCAAGTTCCCTCTGCAATATCTAGCTTTCTTCTAGTTTCCACATAATTTGCACCATTGAGTACTTCTTTACGTATTTTCAAGCATAGTTCTTTATTTAGTACTGTCATATACCTTTATTATACCACACTATAAACAAAAAAACCATCAATTATGATAGCTTTTTAATCTCTCCTTCTAATACTTCGATCATCTTTTCAGTTAATTCAATACCTTTTTGTAGTTCACGACGTACAACTCCAGTCTTTTCGTCTACTTCTTTAGTGTCAAAGTAAGCTAAGTCTAGTAGTTTACCATCTAGTGATTGCTTTTCCTCGTATAACTTAGCGTGTAGGTTTTGCAACTGTACTTCTTTTGAGTATGTTGGGTACTTATCTTCACGATAGGTAAAGGTAATATCGTTCTCTGTAACTGTAATTCCTCCGTTGAGTACAGCTACCTTGTTGATAAACTCATTGATTTCTTTTTCATCTGTTTTCTTAAATGTTTTTATTTGCATATATGTTATTTGTTATCTGATAACGTGTATATTATAACAAAAAACTAACCTGTTGGCTAGTCTTTTTTGATACTTGACATATAATATTATCTATGTTATAACATCTCTCCTTACAGCCTCTATTTCCATAACATAAGCGTCTATATCCTCGGATGATAGACCTAATAATGCACAATTTACTAAGAACTCCATCTGGTTATACTGTATTTTTTCTAATTCCTTGTCTTTATCGTACATGTGTATATTATACACTACTTCT